ATTGTTCTGGATTAGGGTCTTTACAATGTATACAATTCTTCATAATTCTTTGGATTTCGGGGACTGCCTTTTATTGACAGTCCCCACAGTTCCACACTGCTAATCCTTATTTATTCAGATTAAATTACAGAGTATTCTACTTGTAAGTTGTAACGACCTGCATCAAAATTAGTTGCATGGTTTATTGCTGTAGTTGTACAAACATAAAGATATTTTGTAGCAACAGGCAATACAATACAAGCACTAGCAAATGTAACTCCGGCTGAATTAAAGTTTAAATCAGCTTCGGTTGCTGTTGTTGCCAACGCATATCCCTCTGGAGACAACTGAGTTGCTCCAGCTCCGAATATCTCAACCCTGCCAGTTGCAGCTCCATTAAGAGCTTCACCAGCTGCAGTTCCAGCTTCGATTTTACCTGCCATTGTATTTCCAGTTACTGTAGAACAACAAAATATTAATCTTTCGATAAGTATTTTAGTTGCTGCATTGTATCCATCTGGAACAGTTACATCTAACTCACCTGCGTATGCGATAATATCATTATCAGCATATGCGGTAGTGGCGCTATCTAATACTGCTTCAGCGCATGAACCGCCAAAACTTAGTATTTTTTTAGCAGCACCAAGTTCACTTACAAAACCCTGTCCAAAACTATTACTATTTTCTTCGTATTTATCAGATCTCATCTTATACTCCTTCTAAATTAAAGAGTGCGTGAGTTTCAGGAAGACTAACTTCAAGACCTGCTTCTGTAAGAATCATGTCTTTCCTTAAATCTTCATCATCTGACTGCACATTAGTAATAATATGGGTATCTCGGTTAAGTCCGTTTCCAACAAGAGGACGATATGATACATGATCTAAATCGACCATACACATAAAACCAGAAGCTAAACTTCTAAACAATGGTTCTCTTACTAACGTAACATCACCATGAATAGTATCAACTTTAGTTACCTTATGACCAAAAGCGCCTTCAGCCCTTTCAATCATATACTGGGCTGTTGTACTGGTAGTTGAATAATTTATAAAACCAGTACTGCCCATCTTATTGAACTGAGAAATAACCGGGAGAGAACAAAGAGCTAACTTTGAAGAAGTTCCACCACGTGCTGGGTCGAAAATAACTTCAAAGTCTGTGAGTATATCATCGTAAGTCCATTCAGCAGCCGTAACAGATTTAAAGTAAGCTTCTCCATCATTATAAGAGACCTGCCCCCCACCTGCTACAATATTTGATTGACTATTCTTCATGATCTGTCCACAAATACCTTCAGAATACTGAATACTATTTATAGACGCTCTTTGACCAAAGAGCATTGCTCTTTCAATGTCTACCTTATGTTCCCTGAGTTTAAGATTCCATATCCGTTGCCACTCATCAGCATAACCTCTGTATCTAGTTGCCCTAGCTGTATTAGTCAACTCACAAGCTGTCTTAAAGATCTGTGTATAACCATAATCATTATCAAGCTCACGTGACCAAACATCTGGAGCACCGGAACCTTCTTCGAAAGAAGTTCCAACTACCATACAATTTGTATCGTTAGGTACAGAAAGTTCATCTGTTGAGGCACCTGCTTTAGAAATAACACGAACCGTGCAAGTTGTTTTAGAACCCACATCGCTAACAGACTCGATACGAACAATATTATGAGCTGGTTGGTTAGTAGAAGAATCTTCTACACCAACAGCCACAACCATGCCTTTTACGAGCCAATCAACACTATCACTACCATCTTTATCAAAGGAAAGTGTAGAAGTACCAGATGATGGTAAAACTACTGCTCCGTTAACCTTGAAAGAGCGATCTGTGATATCGATCTTATTTCTATCTTCTAGGAATCTAAACTGAGGATCATCGGTAGGAACTTTAGCGACCTTTGACAGATATACAAAGAACGGAGATTCATCAGGTGCAAGATCAGCAACTCTGTCACTGAAATTATATAACCGTCTTGAATGAACCGTACTGTCTATAACTGCACCGGGATCGCTATGTTTTAGCGTTCCGCTATTATAAGCCATAAAATGACTCCTATCAGTTTATATTAAAGTACATCTCTCCTACCACTCCCGGCCATGACACCTTCCCATGCCTTGTCAACATCAGATTTGACCTCAGGCTTGGAACCTTGTATCACACCGGGACTCCTAGGAGTTTCCCTAGCGGCTTTCACCGCGTCCAGTGAATCATTTGAAGCTGGTGCATCCCTATTTGTCTCAGAACGCCATACATTTATCAATGTATCAAGACTAAGGTTACTTGTGGGATTAGTAGACCAATCCATAAAGGACTTGACCTCTCCATCCGACATCTTATGCATACCCTTCAACTCATTCACCGTATTATTCAAAACCATCTGCTCATTCATCTGAGACATCTGACTTTGAACAGCCTGATTTACAGATGTCTGTTCCTGTTTTACTCGAAACTTGTAACTCTCTGAATCAGGTTTATAGTAGGCATCCCAAGGATTAAATTCTTCCTCGGATAATGACTTTGATTGGTTAGATTGTTTATCGACATTAGCTACTTTCTGAGCCTCCACGAACTGCTGTGCCAAGTATTTCATGTCACCACGCATCTTTTCATTCTCGGATGCCTGTTTATCATGCATGGACTGAAACTTTTTAGCTTCAGATTCCCAATCTACTTGGTAAGTTTCGCTTTCTGGAGACTGAGATGGCGGAACATCACCCGGATATTCCTGCGGTCTTGGTTCCCCGAAAGGATTTGAACTATCATCAATTACTTGTTCTTCACCAACCACTTCATTGGCTTCATTCATTTGATTTACTCCTTATGCAATGTCCCTACAGTTCTGGAACCGAACCGAGACCTTCTTGGAATTCTTCCATAGCAGGTTTCAATTTTTCCACTTCGAGCTTCACTGCGCTGTCAAGCTTATTAGCTTGGATTTTTCTATCAGCCTTCGCATCTGATTGAACGCCAGAGAGTTTAGATTTAAATTTTTCAACTTCAACCTTCTTCCTGTCGCTTACAGATTCCCTACGTGCAGTTTGCAGGTCACCCTGCAAATCTTTATTCTGCTTCGTCAGTTGTTCTACCTGACTCTGCAGTTGAGAGATCTCACTCATTCTCTTGATGAGACCCTCTTTATCAAATATTTCTGGATTCTTCTTTATCACTTCGATCCTGTCTATTAGGCCCATTTGAAATGCTTCAAGATATACACTGAACTCTGCCCACTTACTTGTTGGTAATGTGGATCCGGGTTCAATACTGATATCATGCTGACCAATATAATGACGCTCTTTAGCAACATCCATAATTGTTTCCGAGTAATCATCATAATAATTGACCATCACCTCATTTACATTGTTGTTGGCCTGTCCAAGCCTGAACATCTTCTTGAATGTATAATGTCCTTTTGATAGACCATATAAGACCTGACCAAGTTTCCTTATACTGAACTCTATATCACGCAATTTTGACTTAGGACGCTCAGCACCTTGAGCCAGCATTCTCTCTGTGCCCCTTACAGTCTCTGGCGCCTTCTCTGCAAAACCATGCATAAGTTCGGGCAAACCGAACGTAAAGTCAATGTAAAATTCACAGGATTGTATTAATTTATAGAATTCACTTGCCAGTGGTGTGGGAGCTGGAAAATGAGGTTCTCCCTGAGATGAATCAACTTCTATCACAGCATTTGGATTTGCCCAATCCTGCTCTAACTGGCTAATATCATCCACACTTCCTATAGGAACTATCAATTTCAGACCCGCGCTAGCCTGAGCATGAGACAAAGCAAGTGACCATAGTTTATTTAATAGTCTCTGCATAGGTCTCGCTCTTGAAATATCAGACCTTGGATATGGAGTGCCTGTGTATATATTAGGCAAAGGTACGATGGGATATAAATCAGTGTTGAGGATGGACTCGTACAAAACCACCTCCCCTACAGAACAGACCACACCAACGCGGGTCTGTAGAACTTCTTGAAATTCTGCCAATCCTTTATCAAATACGCCCGGATTATCAGCAAGAAACTGCTGGAATTCCATTTCATCAACTATCATCTCTTCCTGACTTCTGGCATCTATTATACGGTAAAAAGGTACTTTGGTCTTAAAAAATCTTTCTAATACCTGATATTTCTCCTGATATGTGAATTCAAGGTCTTTAGCCTCATCAGGAGTAAATGTCTTCTGCTGTCCGCTATTCATAGCTGATGGATAATCATCATCACTATGAGCTGATATATGCTGTATCAGACCTTCTTCCATCTCATTGGTCTCAGGATTCATCTGAGGCCCAAGTTCTGGATATAGATTAAGAAGCTGTTCTCCAGTAAGAACTGTAGATAGTATTATACTTTCAGCATCATTGAACCATCTATCCCTTGAGGATGACGGTACATATACCCTGAATGGGTCAACTGATGTGAATTTGATCTCTCCTTTTCCAAAATCAGCTTCAGTATCGATATAAGCATATAAATATCCAAGACCAGTAGTAGCATGGTCATGTATGGCCTGTTTCAGATTAGTATTCCCATCAGATATCTCCCATACATAACTCATCACAATACGCCATAGTTTGGCTACTTTTACATCTGAGTCTTCTCTTGGTATGATAGTAAAGGCAGGTGCCTGTGATGTCAGCATGGCCTTCAGTTTTTCAACAGCAGGGCCCATTCTATCCATTGGCACAGCTGCCTGATTGCGCAATTCTAACTCATCAACTTCATTACTTTCGAAGTGATTACCGTAGAAGAAGTCAATATCTGTACGAGCCTCTGTATCCCAACCAGAGCGTGCATCACGATAGCGCTGATATAACTCTTGAGAAAGCTTGGCTCTCGGGTCTTCAGGTATTTGCATTTATACGTTATGAATATATAGCTAAAAAATACAGTATGTCAACAAAAATAGCAACTTTTTTTAATTTACCCTTGCTCCGGTAAACCAGTTGTATTTTTTTAGTACACTACGCTTACCTATCTTACCATACTCATCTTTTGTCATCTTCTTGCTTAATGGAGGCTTTGCATAGTAATCAGCATAATATAGAGCATCCATAAGATCATCATTCTTAGGGAATGGATGTTCAAAGAACTCATCCACTATTTCTGTCATATTACGCCTTATATAAAGTCTTTTACTATTTACCAATGGCCCCAGCGATGTTTCCAGCCTATCTTCCTTCTTTATACCACCGGGTGGTTTAACACCCTTGAATATACCGGGCATCAGCCTTCTATCTGTCTTTGCCATCCTAGTGACCATATCTCTTACCATTTCCTGAGCAGCTACTGTTTCTATGGTAACTCTCTTCACAGGCTGATATTTCTTGGCCATTTCAATTATTTTATCAGGTAGATCGAATGTAGGTATCCTTTCCCTGAAATATTCCAGTATATACCTATTATTCTCCTTATCAACAGCTATAACCACAATTGCCTGATAATCAGACTTCTTTGTGGCAGTAGCGGCAATATCAACACCAATATATATATTAACAGGGATCATATCCTCATCAGCATCAAGATAGGCAAATTTATCCTTTGGCTGAAAAGGATAGTTATGATACTGTATTCTGTCAATTTTGAACGCTGCGTCAGATATATCCCTAGCATCATTCATATACTCCTGTGCATACTTATTAACAAGCCCAGCCTCTATAAACTCCCTTTTCTTTGATTCAAGTTTAGATATTGGAAATTGATCTGGCCATAACGGCTTATCATTCTCAATAGCCCTATAGAATGTCACATCCCAAGGATATATTCTTTCCTCACGCTTTGCATCCCTATATCCCTCTACTACCATCTGTAGAAAGCTGTCATAATGTACAATAGTACCTGCCATCCATATCCATCCCTCATTTCCCGGTGATTCCTCAAGGGCTGGGAATACAGTTGATACGATCCACCTTTTGATCTCATTCCTTCTTTCGGGTGTCTTGGTATTCAATTCAGACTCGAAATCATCAAGTATGATACCAGTATACCGTACATCTATCTCAGTTCTACCACGAAGACGCTGAGAAGTTCCCTTTGCTATCAATCTATCTCCCTTAGCAGTGACAATATCCTTTTCAGTCCATCTACTACCAACAGCATCACCTGCCATATTGCCAAAGTAGTACCTTATCTTATCATTATACTCAATATGGGTCTTTACATACTTCAGATGATCAATGGCCTGTCCCTGTTCCTCAGCAACCCAAGCCATGAATAGTCTGGAACCCTGAGGAGAGAAGCACATCTTATGAAGAATAGCTGCTTTCGATAGAATTGACTTTCCAAACCCCCGTGGCAATATATTACATATCCTTGCCCCCGGTTTAGTAGAGATGAGTTTTTTAGACACTTCATGGTGAAATTGTGGAGAAGAACTCTTATTCAGGAAATCCTTTGGCAAGAATGCTCTTCCAAAGTACAAAAGGTCTTTATATGACCTTTTGAGTACATCATCGTTATGTTTTGACTCTGATGGAGGCGGTACTATATTGAACGGTTCTATGTCAGGCTTCGCCATATACATCAACTTTATCACTATTTCCGACCATTATCAATATATCATTATCTATATATATAGAATGACAATATCTACAACTATATCCTACAGGAGAGTATATTTCATTGAATACTATGAATTTGTCCATCATTCTTATACTATTATGGCATACCCTGCATTTTCGTATACTACTCACTATGACGGGCATATACTTTAATGGTATATCACTACGGAATGTCTTTTTCAGCATGGGCCATCAATTCTGCTTTGGCACCTTCAAGCTGTTTTAATTGTTCACTTGTAAATCCCTGAAATACCGTTAAAGACTCAGTTTTCTTATCACTAGGGAACATTCCTGCTATTTTCATCAATATTTCTATGGCCCTGAGCTTATCAGAGTCACGGCCACCGTCATTATCAATTATATGCTTAGCATTACCTAAAAGATACTCTTCATCGATACCAACACTACCAAGCATCTTCTTTGTCTCTTTACTTACCAATTTTTGAACCCTTTCTGTCTTTAACAGCGAATTTGCAGCTGACTGTGCGTATTTATTGTTATTTGTGGGAAATATACGTAAATAAGCCTGATCAGGAGGCATACCCTGAGCACAGTACTTTGCGAAT